TATTATCAAGGCATGTTCCGTGAGTTGCCGATTTGGATAACGGACGCAGCCGACGAACAGGAGTAAATCAACATGGCGACAGTAGAAAAGATTGAACGGAGCATGGGCGAATACCTACAGGCTATTCGCGAGTCACAGGGCGACTTTGCCGAATTTATGGTTAATTACCAGAGGCTAGCGGAGCCAATCTTAAGAGCGTATCAAAAACAAGCGCAGACTCTCGCGGGCTGCGTCGCATTGCAAAAAGAGACAGACGAACCAAGTGTTAATGATGCTATTTCATACGCGACGAAAAAGGCGACGTTACGCGCTATGCGTGAGGCTGGCTTGCTGGCTCCTGAGCCAGAGGCTGTATATACCGTTTGGGATAGGGAACAATGCGCATATATCGCAGATACGGCGGGCGATGGTTTTTCGCCTAACTACATCAAGGCGAACGCGTACAGCCTGAGCGCAGCTATCGACGCAGCTAACTTACTACAATCATTCAAACATGACGGCCCTGACCATAGCGGCACCGTGGTAGTATTGGATCGTGACGAATGCGAAGTCTACCAAACTATCGGGCGAACGTCGGGACAGCGGATTCCACAGTCAACGCGCTATGCGCGTCTGCGCAGGGCGTAATCTTTTTAAAATCGGCACAAAACAGGAGTAAAACATGGTTTATGATGATATTAAGCTAATTTCAGGGCGTGACGCAGCAGCCACGCCAAATAGTGTTAAAATTACAGTGTACGCAGCAAACGACAGGGCCGCGCTAGCTCTGCGCAACGTCGCAGAGTACATGGCGGAAAATCAAGACTCTGGAATCCAAAGGCAGTTACAAGGTGGTAATGATGGGCTGCGCATTCTGGCACCGCTGGCTAACGCCCTGTGCGACGATCCTGTCATGGGTAATTTAATTATCGCCCTGTCGAAACAAGCGGAATTTACTGCAACGCTGGAATCCGCAGCGCAAGAGTTACAAGCGCAGGTAAAACAAGCCGACGTGACGATCAAACGCTTACAAGGCACCATAGAGACGCAGGAACAAACTATCATGCGTCATGGTGCCAGCGCTGCGCTGTGGACAGAGGCCGCGGGCGTAATGAATGATTTACTTGCGGGACAGCCTGAGCATAGCGCCGCTGGCACGTTACCGGAACGTGTTGCGCGTATGGTCGGCATGCTCCGAATAAAAGCGCAGGAGCTAGACACCGAATGCGATGCATTGAATAAGGAATCTTTAAGTCTGCGGGCAGAGCTAGCCAGCCTGCGAACGCCAAAAAGTCTGTAATACTCGATCCTGCCTTGTAATACATTACAGGGCAGGTTTACTGTCCACAGAGGCGAAAATGTGGCCGCGGATTCGTGGCGATAGGAGCCGTTTTTCAGTAAGTTACAGTAATGCACATGGCATCCGCGAGAGTTGAAATTTTTGTTTTGTAAATTTTTCTTTCATGTACATGATATGTGACGTATAATAGCGCGAACACGCAGCCTGTGGAGCCACCTTGTATGTCGGTACAAAACGAAACCAAAATGATAAAAACGATCCAATCCAGAGTTGCGCTCCTGCCCGATACGCGCATTAAAAAGTTATGGTCGTCTGGTATCAACAGGGACATAGATATATTGGTGGTTTGCTGCGGGCTGGCTGGCTTTTATGAAATCAAGGTGACAGGCGAACGCCCGACACCGTGGCAACTCGCAAGGCTGAAATGGTGGGCAGACTCAGGAGCCGATACAGCATGGTTCGATTCGGTAGGAGCCTGTCTTGACAGGATTAAAGCATTATTAGACAGAGGCCGCGCTGTACAGGCGGTACTTGCAGACTTCGGGAGCGAATAACACATGGCTTTTCATACGGGCAGCGTTACAGACGCATTCCTCGATCCTGCCGTCGATCCTGACGATACGCAGGGCGAACGCATAGAAGCGGATGATATAGAAAACGAAAAACCAGAGGAGCCGACAGGCATAGCTATATTGGACGATATGCGCGCATTTCAGCCCGTCATGCCTGCGCTTGATATAGATAACACTGCGGCCAGCGAGATATGGCAACCCAGGCCGGACGAATCCAGTTATTTTTATGGTTTGTTCCGCGTGTACTGTGGTTTAGGTATCACGCGCAATCTTGCCAAGCTAGCCAAGAAAACTAGGCTGCAACATAGCTATGTTAGGATACATTCGGCAAAATTTGAGTGGACAGCCCGCGTTAAGGCGTACGATCTATTTTGGTTTCGTCGGCAAGATGAATGTAGGCGACGTGAGCAAGATGCGCAGGCCGCAAGGTGGGCAAGGCGACGCGAAGAACAAAAAGAATACGAATGGACTATCTCAGTCAGGTTACGCGAACAAATTGAACAAATGATTAACTGGCCACTAATCCGCGAAACATTAGAGCGCGACGTGCAAGAGTTATCAGCCGACGGCATTACCGTCAAGCAATTCATTACGCAGGAGCCTGCGGATTGGTCACTAGCCGACATGACAAGGTTTCTGTTAGTGCAAAGTAAATTCGCCCGTCTGGCCGCTGGTATGAATTCGGGCGTAGAGGCGCGGCGCATACGTACCGATGCTGATCTACAGAATATGACAGACATGGAATTAGAACGTCTCGCAAACCAATAAAGGAAAGTATACCAAAAGTGGGCAAGGCGAATTCTAGTAGAGAAAAGTGGACAGCCGAATCCGTAGCGCTGCGCCTGCCTAGTATAATGGTGCGCGTTGACGGACAGATGTACATGGCGGCCGTGGCGTCTGTCGATCCTGAGCGCAAAACGGCGGTAATACGCTATTCGCCGCAACCCGGACAATATTTGACGTATGTAACCAGCCTGCCCGCTGTAATCGGAGCCTTGAATAACGCGCAGGCTCTTTATCATGTCTGCAGGAGTCAACACAATCATGGATCGTAACTTACGCCCTGATATGCAATTAATTTTTGAGAAATTAGCCGACGTGTATAATAAAAACATTGGTGTATCGTCTCGCGGGCTGTCGATAGCCGATTATGACGAAATGTGCAATGATATAGCGATGGCCCATGATATTGCGGCGCGGGCCCTTGGTTATTCCGTCAGGCTGGCTATGTCTGACGATTCGCTTTGCCCGACACAGGCAGAGATAGCGCAGGCTGTCGATACTGACGCAGAATTTACACGCGTATTGCATCGCGTTATCAGGGCGGCGAATGACGGCGAATGCCTGCGTTGTAGCGCAAACGGAGCCGACACGCTACATAATGCGGATTGGCTCAGGCCGCCCGCTTTTCCGCGTTACGAATGTTTGGCTTTTCGCTGCGCAGCCTGTAATTTTGAGATAACGAAAGAACAGGTAAAAATAGCGTGGCGACTCTGGCAAAAGATAGCGGCGAATAACATGATGGTATGGGACAGGTTTTGGAGTGGACATGAACAAACTACAGGCCGTTGAGACGGATGTATTTAATTATTTGCTTGGCGTGGTGCCAAACGACCAGATAAATACAACCGTCGAAGGTATTTCTACGATCCTGCGGGAACATCTGCCCGCGGCCCTGATTAAGTCGGATGTACAGGAGCCTGTATTCGTGTTGCGTGGTCAGGATACCACGGCGGGCCGCGCCATAGGGTACTGGCTGTCTTTGAATCCTGAGCTACCACGGGCGAAGGCAGAGGCCGCGGCAGGCATACTAGAGCGCATGGGCCTGTGGAATCCGCAACGGCAGGCTGATTAATTATGGCTGTCTACGTCGATCCACTTACAGAAAACGGCTGGCACCTAGGCCCTAACTGTCATCTGTGCGCGGATAGCCTGCCTGAGCTACATGCCTTTGCGCGACGTATCGGTATGCGCCGTACGTGGTTTCAGCCTGACAATCGCAGGCTCCCGCATTACAATCTAACGGCGCAGCGCAGGGCCGCAGCGCTCAGGCTAGGCGCTGTTGAGATTACACGCCGTCAGCTAGTTGCAAGGTTTAATCCGAAGTTAGCAGAGAAAATGCTAGAGGAAAACCATGATTCAATTTAGCAAAATGACGGCGACGCGAGTAATTGACGGATGGGCGCTGTATGATGAAAACGGAACTTATCTTTATGTAATTACACGGACGGGCAGCGAGACGTTTACGATTAAGCGTAAATAATGGCATTACCAGCGTACAGATTAGACAAAGATCAAGAGCTAACACCGTCGCAACGCGCACGGATCGAATTAGAGCGTCGCAGACGTAGAGCGGCGCGGATTCCTGAGTTAATGCGCTGCGCAGGCTCAGGGGTGCATGACTACAAGGCATGCGCCTACTTTATCAATACATATTGTCAAATTTACGATGCTAATCCACAAGTTAAAAAGTGGGTACCATTTATTCTCTGGTTAGGTCAGATTGGCGTCCTGAAACTGTTACTTTCGCGTCGATTCTGCGTAATTTTGAAGGCTAGACAGCTTGGCCTTACATGGCTAGTCCTGAGCTATATTCTTTGGCTCATGTTGTTTCATCCTACGGTTACGATCCTGATTTTTTCCTTGCGTGACACTGACGCGAAGTATCTATTGGGAGCCAAACGTTTGAAAGGGATATATAAGCGCCTGCCTGAGTGGTTTATGATGCGCATGTTTCCTGAGAATGGCGGCCCCGCGCAATGGCTGCCCACTACGTCGAAGTTTGTTAGAGACGATGCGCACGAATGGGCGCTAGCAAATGGATCAAATTGTATGGCTTTTCCTACGTCGGCAGGCGATAGCTATACCGGATCAATGGTTTTTGTGGACGAAGCTGACCTTGTGCCCGACCTTGAAGATTTGATGACTTCGGTAGAGCCTATTATTGATGGCGGTGGGCAATTG